TTGCCAGCCCGTGCCATAGCCTCGAGTGTTGCCATGCTGTGCGGCTTCCCCGGTATGAGCTTTTTGCCCAGTTTACCACCGGCACCATGTTGGAAAAATAGCACCCCCCAGTAGACCACGGGTGTGCCCTTCTCACCCTTTTGGACCATGCCACCCTTGTCTTTCCATTGTTTAAAGGTGCCCCATGTGGTGGACTGAAAGCCCTGTGCATTTGCTTCCATCCAAAGCATCAAAGTATTTATGCCCTGATACTGCTTACCGCTTGAGACATTAACGGGAAATTGCCCCGTCATGGCACCGCCTGCCCCGTTACTTTTCCACGGCTTTGTCCACGGATTAGTGCCCTTGCTTAGTGCCTCAATGAAGCGGTTTGTGATAGTTTCGTGCAGGTCGATTTTTGCTTTTTTAGTGCTCATATTTAGTATTATTTAGTGTGTTATTCAGTAGGTTATAATTAGATGATGGATTTAATATGGTGGATAGAATGTGAACAGTCGATAACAAAATGAGGGTCAACCAGATTTAGTGATTTTTCTGCAAGAAATACAAATAAATGAACATACCATTACCAATGACTTATGCAATTGCTATCAATGACTTATGACTTCTATCAACGACTTACGTAATATCTTATAGCCCTTAATGAGCCGTCAATGCCCCTCTAAGCCGTCCGATTTTCAGATGGCACCCTGCCCCTCAAAGGCTCACGGGAGCCGTCAGAGGCGATGCCATACCTAATGAGATTCAGTCGCAGTAAGTGTTGTTGAGACCCAGTCTCATCCCATATTCACCCCCTAAGATACTTTCTTTATAGGAGAAATAAATTGTTCCACGTGGAACATTAGAATGATTCTTAGGTGCTACTGAGTCCCAGTCTCATTAAAACTACAGCCCGACTTTTTGCGACCCTGTCTCATTTGGAGTTCGGTGCCTATTGCGATTGAGTCTCAGTCTCATTCCCGCGACATGGGGGGAGGGGGTCAGAATTTTTTGCGGCGATGTCTCTCTATATACATAAACATGGGTATAAAAAAATATGCCACTCATAGGTTTTTGGACTTGACAGCCACTATCAAACAGGTGATACATAAGGAGTTCTCTTGATCATCATTACTCTTTCTCGCCTACGGCAGAAAGGTTTCTTATGTACCACAGGTGTATTGTATCATACATTGGGCTTGACACCTAAGTGCTAGTATAGAATACTTTATATTAAATGGAAGAGAAGGAAGAGTTAATGCAGGAGATAACCACGTCCATTCAGGACATATCTGAACAGAAGGAGTTCAGTAAGCTGAATAGTCTAAGTAGGTTTGCACCTGAACGGGTAGCTAAGATGCTATACCTGTATGCCACAGGATCTAGTCAGACCCGGCTAGTTAAGAAATACGGCTTCGATAGACATACTGTCATCTCAGTTCTTACGGACTATGCAGATCACATAGGTAAGTTCCGGGAACTGTCCGGAAGGATAGCCGCTAAGAACTACTTAGATATGTCCAGCTTAGAGGAGGACCTCATTGAGATAGTCCGGGACCGGTTAGAATCCGGGGAACTAGAAGCTACGTTCCGGGATCTTAAAGAACTTTCAATAGCTAAAGCTAATGCCGCACGGGAAGCACTGACCGCCCGGGGTGAGGCAACCAATATCACCGAGGACCGGAAAGTATATACCCAAGAGGACTACGAGGCTACCGCCAAGGCGGCAGAGGACCGGATCCGGAAACTGAAAGAAGCAGAAGTTATTGATGTCGATTAATTCAGAATACCATGAGGATGTACACGAGAACGTTCGGGCTATCTTATCCGAGCACTTCCCGAACTATATGTTCATAGTAATGAATGATGACGGAGAATTGTTCTATGACTACACTAACTTGCCAATCGGCAAGATGCTAATGCGAGAAGTCCGGGAAGAGCTAGAGGTAGACGAGCTTAACTTTGAATGGGTAGAGGAAGACGAAGACGAGGATATTTGATATGATATACGACAACCAAATACTAACGGAGGCAGAAGCTAAGGAAGTTTCGGATACCGTGCTTTCATTGAGTGATTCATTCACCAAGCGAGGATTCTTTAATACACTTGGTGCATCAGTATACTTAGATGACTTAATGGAATATGCTGGGCTAGCCGATAAAACAAACCCAGTGCTTGAAGCTAACTTTGGTCAGTTATATAAGAGCTTAATGAATCAGATGTCAGAGCTAATGGGTCTACCCGTTGAGTTCCACCCATACGGGGCACTACCCGGATTCCATATCTTTGGAAAGGATTCCGCCGGAAAACAAGGACACACCCACGAGGACAAACCCTACCGTAGGATATACTGGTCAGAACCATTTGAATCTCCGTTTTCATTTACAATAGCTATTAATATTCCGGGCAAAGCAGGATTAGATGTATGGCTGGATAATGACACGGACCAACCTCAATACGTTGACTACAAGCCGGGACATATGTATTCGCACTTCGGTCATATCCTTCACCGCATAGCCGGTGTCGGTGAACCAACTGACGAAAATCCAAGGATTACACTTCAAGGGCACGGAGCTATACTGAGCCTAAGCAACAAGGTTGTTATTTATTTTTAATTAATGCCCATTGAATTTACACCTCATCCTATACTAGATACCCCTAGTGACGAAGAGATTCTTCTATTAGCAAAGAAAGATCCTCAGTTACTCGAGGATCTGCACCGTGCTCACGAGGGCAGGATAGAAGCCGCTACTCACGATCCGGTCCGATACGGGTTTGAGTTAGAGGGATGGGGCAGGATCCGGGACGGACTAAAGGAATACAATGAGGTCCTTACCCTCGGAGGTAACAGATCCGGGAAGACTACCGGGTGTGCAAAGATAGTTATGCAATCCGTCATGGAGAACATGAACGGTCACATAGTTTGTTTCTCACAGAATGCGGATACCTCCGTCAAGGTTCAGCAAGCCGCCATGTGGGAGATGATGCCCAAGGAGTTCCGGAAAAAGACCAAGAGCACGGAGGGATGCATTAACTTCTCTATGCAAAATGGATTCACCGGAAGCTCATTTATCTTTCCGGATACCCGGACTCGGGTTGACTTCAAGACTTACACACAGTTCTCAAATAACCAAACCATCTTAGAGGGTATGCAATTTGGGTTCCCTTCTAAGCCAGACCACCTAAACATGGGGGCATGGCTTGATGAGTATCTTGGTGATGCGGCTTTGGTTAACACACTTCGTTTCCGTTTGGCTACATTCAATTCAAAGATGATACTTGGGTTTACCCCCATTGATGGGTTCACACCATTCATCAGCGAGTATTGCACCAATGCAGAAACACTAGAGACCAGACAGGCTAGCCTTTTAAATAACCGCCAGTTACCAATCCGGCAATACAGTCCCGGCAGAGATGCCGGCATTGTCTATCTGCACTCAGATGAAAATCCTTTCGGTGGTTATGAACGTCTAAGCAAAGACCTTAAGGGTCGCCCGGAGGAAGAGGTCTTAGTTCGTGCCTACGGTGTGCCGGTGAAGTCAATGACATCACTGCTACCTTTGTTCTCAACTGAGATAAATGTTCTTAGCGACATTCCAAACAAATACGGAATGACGTTCCCGGAGATTAATGACGATGACTACACCATTTACATGGTGATGGATCCGGCAGGTGCCCGGAACAGTGTAGCTATATGGGCGGCGGTTAACGAAGAAGGAGAGATATATATCTTCGATGAGTTTCCGGACCGAGGTGCACACGGAGAGTGGGCAATGTTCGGGGACCCAAAGTGGAAACGTGGACCAGCATCAAAGAAAATAGGCTACGATGTGCAAGGATACACCGATTTATTCCTAGGAATAGAGGAATCACACGGGGTAGAAGTCTTTGAAAGGATAGGGGATTCACGTTATTTTGCCCGAGAAAACGAGAATAATGACGACTTATTCACTACATTCTACGATCATGGCTTATCATTTGTACCATCAGATGGCAGGACACAGGACATGGGTATCAATGCACTGGACGATTGGTTTAGTTATAACCCCAATGCAAAGATTGATGATATGAATAAACCTCGTTGCTACATACACGAACGATGCGGCAACCTTATTGACAGTTTAATTAACTACAATGCCAACGGAAAAGCTGACGAACCACTAAAGGATTTCTTTGACGTGATTCGTTATCTACGTATGGCTAACCGGGGCGAAGGTCCTGACCATGTTACCAACAAGGACATGAAGGTAATACAAAAAACAACAGGAGGATATTAAATGGCTAAGATAAAAGCAACAGCATTAGCAGAAGAACTAGAGGTAGACTTTTTAACTATCTCTACTATCATTGAGGATAATGTTTCCGAAGATGATATTAGCGGCAAGGGTAAGAACACTTGGTTAACCGAGAATGCGGTCAGTATAGTTAAAGATAAACTAGATACACCTGAGCTAATCCCTAACTACTACACAGGTAAGGTAACACAACAGGCACCTAACCCTAACTATGTTTATGTTTATTTAAATGAATTAGGTAAACGAGTTCCGGTAGTTGTGCCACGTAGGTTCAAGGGCAAACTAACTGATAAAATAATTAAGGTAGAAGAAATTACAGATAATGCAGGATCCAGCTACAGATACATCCCCACTAGACATCACTCTTGATCCGGATTTTATAGATCAACAGGTTGACCGGTTGCTATCTTGGGAGATACTCCAGAGGTATTGCAATAACCAAGAAAACATACCTATGAAACCTTTAGATTTGTGTGATAAAATCGGGGTGAATAAGGGCTATGTCCATCAGGTAATCACAACCGTTAGAAAAAAACTAAATGCAGAACGAAGATATTTTTGAATCCTTAACATATGTTGGGGATGAACCCAACGTCAAGGCTCTCCGCCGTGCTTACGATCAGACGGTGCTTGAGCTAGAACCATACTTTGATGTGTGCCGCACATCTTATGATGACCGCCGCAATTTCTGGAACGGTAAGTCCCGGGATCTCCGCAAGCACGGAGCAGATGCTTTCCCTTGGGAAGGTGCATCAGATATGGAGGCTCATACTATTGACGAACGTATTACACGTTTGGTATCTTTGTTTATGTCAGCACTTACTCGTGCAAATATCCGGGCATTCCCCGTTGAGATCACTGACATTGGACGTTCAAAGGTTGTTTCAAACTTTCTCCGTTGGATGGTTACAAGTGGTTACATTAATCGGTTCGCCGAAGAAATGGAACTAGGTGCTAATTATATGCTAGAACGAGGGTTAATGGTTACATACGTAGGTTGGAACCGGGAAGATACTCGATTCAAACAAACTGTAACCATGGATCAGATAGGGCAAATGAACCCAGAGATCTATCGCTCCATCCTTGATGGGGGTAACGATGACGAACTCGCCGCTTTTATTGAGACTACGTTTGATGGTATCAATATTAAAACAGCAAAAAAAGCTATCAAAGAACTTCGCAATACTAGCGAGACGGTTCTTCCTTTGATCCGCCGTTTAGTAGATGCACCTGAAATTAAAACACTTTCCCCTGACGGAGATTTCTTTTTCCCTAGTTATGTTACTGATCCGCAACGGGCACCTTATTGCTTTTGGAGGACATCATACACGGCTCAAGAGCTAGAGGGTAAGGTTACTACTGACGGATGGGATGCTGATTTTGTTCAGCACATCATTGAAAGGTATCGCGGAACAAGCGACAACATGGTTGATCGTGATAGCGATCAGAACCGTAGCATGATCTTTACTGATAATACTGATCAGCAAGACGAACTAATTGAAATCATCTATGGCTATCAACGTCTAGTAGATCAAGAAGATGGTGCACAAGGTATTTATTGCACAGTCTTTCACAGAGAGTTTAGCGGAGATGGCGACATCCCGGGCTTTGCAAAGTTTGAATTACTTAACGGATACGAAGATTACCCAGTTGTAGTCACACGTTTATCTGAGGATAGCAAACGTATGTATGATACGATGACTTTCCCTCAGATCCTTCGTGGTATTCAAAACCAAATTAAGATCGAACGTGACTCACGTATTGACCGGAACAGCATTGCTACAATGCCACCGATCATTCACCCAGTGGGTCAGGCACCAACTGATTGGGGTCCCGGTCGTTACATTCCTTATCGTCGCAAGGGGGATATTGACTTTGCACCTACTCCGCCACCGCCAACCGGGTCCATTGAAATGGAACAAACCCAACAGGCTCAGGCTGATCGCTTGTGCGGACTAGATGAAACCAGTCAAATTAGCGGTGTTCGCAAGCAATTCTTGGTCGATAAGTTTCTTCAGCACAATGCTAAGGTCCTACGTATGGCATTCAAATGCTACCAAAGGTTCGGACCTGATAGCACATTCTTCCGGGTTACCGGTGTCCCTGAGTCAGTTCAGATGGTTAAGGGAGATCCAAATGAAAACTTTGACATCATGATTAATTATGATGTACTTACTACGGATCCAGAGGCACAGGCACAAAAGTTACAAGGAATGCTTGGTATGCTTCAGTATGATCGCAATGGTCTAATGAATGTAGATAATCTACTTACAGCAATCGCATCATCCATTGATCCGGTTCTAGCAGATGGCATACTCCAGTCGCCTCAAGTTGCTCAAGACGAAATTATTCGTGGAGTAACCGATGACTTGGCTAAGATCTTTGCCGGTATTGAAATGCCAGCACGAGCTAACGGTGGTCAAACCGCAGTCCAACTTGTTCAAGAATATTCACAACAAGAAGACATAGCAGGTCGCCTACAGCAAGATCAAATGTTTGCTCAACGTTTACAAAAATACGTAGGTCAGTATACATTCCAAATGCAACAAGCAGAGAA